ACTAAAAGAGAGCTACGAAGACATCCAGCACTACACTACCAAGAAGGTAGACTTCGAAGACATCTTTGGTGACCAGTAGGGCATTACCCCCCCATTACCCATTCCAAAGAGGTAATGACTAAGGTAATAGACTTAACCCACTCATAATTAACCACCTACAGCACAACCAGTAGGGCATTACCCCTACGCATTACCCCCCCATTACACCTTCCAGAGAGGTAATGCTTTTGGGGCATTACCCTTTTAAGGGGGGGTAATGTCTAGGGTAATGGACTTAACCCACACATAATCAAGCACTTACTGCACAACCATTACCCCATTACCCACTTTTGATACTTTACTAAAAACGACACAAAAAGTTGAAAAAAAAAAAATTTTGAAAAAAAAGCGTGTTTATAGAAAAGAAATATACGCGCGCACGAGAGGGTAATGGAATAGGTCTATTGGTAGAAGCAAGACCAGTTGTCTCGGAAGGGTTCGGTAATGGCTTTTGAACCTCCAGGTGTATCTGGATAAAACTTCAATGTGGATAGATTGGATACAGGTAGGCATGGAACTAAGTACCAACATTGGCTTGGTTGGATGTATACAGCAATGACATCTACCTTGGTACAGTCTAGGGGTGTTTTATTGACTCCAGTGCCAACACTGATCTCATACCTTCGTTTACCCCCATTGGAGCTCCTAGACGAGTTAGTGCCCTTTACATTAACCCTGTAGAAGTTACCAGCATCGTTCATAATCGCCGTATCATGCCCTAAATAGTCTCCAATTGACTCATGAGGGTGCAGACCTCTCTGGAGGGCTTCAAAGGCAAATAGGCACTCGTATGAGCTTCCTAGACGCTTATTCCTACTCATAGGGCTGCTCGTTTTCCATGTATGGGCCCCAATCGTGGTCTTCTGAGTAGCTTACAACGATCCATACCATAGAATTGGTATCGCATTCAAGGATGTGGGTATGAATTACTTCCTCTTGAAGCTTCTGTTCTTCCTCTTCGATACTACTGCCAGGTTCTTGGATCTATTATCCTTGGTATTCCTGTTTCTGTGATGCACATCTTTACCATCACCCTTTTGAGCTTTACCTGCTCTAACCATCTTGGATCTCGCGGAGTTTCTCTGTGCTCTACGCTTTTTCTGTTTTGGCTTGGAGTGGTAGTTTTTGTACTCGGACTTGTAGTTGCGTTTGGTAGCCATTACACAAAGAAGGCTAACACCACATAGTTTTTCGGCATAGCGTTTGTATTCGCATAGGCTCCTACTTTCGCAAAGGCTACTATCATATATTAATAAAGCGTCGTACGATGCTTTAGAAATCGTAACAGTTAGGCTATTTTCTTTTTTCCCTTAATATTTATGTAATTAATATGTTTAAATATTTATATTTAGTAAGTTTATTTTTTATTTTTCCTTAATTTTTTTGTAGTTCTTTTAATCTTTAAAGTCTCTATGACTGACAAAGATAATAAGTCTCCCAAAAGGGAGCTCCAAAAGGACTTTGAGTCAGATAAAAAAGAATATGATCTAGATTCCTTGATGTTAGAAATAAGACTGGAAGATAAAAACAGAAATAGACCATATCCAAAAGATAATACTCATAAAACAGTATGTATAATAATAATTACATACATGGTCATATGGTATCTAGTCACTCCATAATCTGACTCTAACAGGTGGTAAGCATTCTTGGCGGTTTGGCTTACCATCTGTTCAATTTATGAACATAATAAATAGAATAAATAATAACTCGCCAAAACAAATAACAAACGGAAAAGATCTCATCGTAGAAAGCGTATCAGATCTAATGAAGCTAGTAGAAGAGTTCGAAAAAGCTCAAAAAGCTAAAGCTGAAACATTCGAATTCAAAGGTATGACAATGTACACAAAATTCGTGTATTACTACCTACAATACCTCGATAATAAAGTACAAGAAGACCAACAGAAACTACTCAAAAACTAATTTAAAATCCTATCCGTTGAATGTGAAACGAGGAGTTCAGGATCTCCTCACCTTTCCTACAACAAATTCGCTTACAACTCCCGACTCGTGAGTCCGGATAAATAATTATCATTGCCCACAAGGATAAATAGATAACGCCAAGGGTGAATATCTTAAATGATTATTAAACGGCGAAAATGTTGTAACCTAGCTAGGAATCTACCACAGCCTGTGCAATAGGCTAGACCTTAGGGCTGTGGTAGAAATCTTTCCCCTAATAACATATAACATCCCTGCTATGTATACCCTAACATGTGCATAGCGGGGACAACCTAAAAACAAATGCTAAATAAAAAAATATATATATGGATAATTAAGGAAATGGGTAGATGGAGATACATCGGCAGATTCAACTCTGTAAAAGAGTACAGAAACAAACGACAAAACTTCATACTATCATGTCCATCACAACTAAGAGTATTGGAAGACGAAAAACACTTCCAAAAAACAGTCAGTTCAATGCTTGAACCTGAATGGGATCACCACCACAAGATAAAAAACCTTTGTCTCGGTAACCGTAACAATAACAACTAACAAATAGAAAATAATATTATGTCTATTACAGTAACAGCAGGACTTGGCCAACAAGCTACGATTCAGTTAAACCCAGGTGAAACGGTATCATCAATGATCCAAAAAGTATCACCTATGTTCAACCTCGGAGCATGCGATGCCATTAGCAACGGAGTACTTCTTAGCTCCGATGAACAGCTTACCGACGGAATGCACATTAGCTTAAACGCTAGGTCCCATTCCAAAGCTTGGTAAAACAATATCATTAGTAATTAACTAATGTATCAGACTCCTTAAAGGAGAATAGATATCGACTAGAAATTATTTAGTAGGAGTCGATACAGGTAAATCTAAACTAACCTCATAATAGTTTAGGGTGTGGATACACCGTAACTACCACAAACACTAACCGCCAACATGGAACAATTAAGTTCTGTGTTGGCGGTTTTTTTTATCAACAACCAATAAAATATAAATGAAAAATAAAGTAACATTAGAAAGAGTAATTATAGATAACAGTCTATATGAAAAAACAACCCGTACTAAATACCTAGGAGAAATTAGCATATCATCAGTTAAAGAAAAACTAGAATCATCAAACAAACTGATAACAGAAGTAACTGGATTAAGTTCAGAGTATGTTAAAACATTCATAACAAATAAAGATAATCTATTAACTGTTTCAAAAATAGAAGGTATTAAATTCCTAGCAGGAGCTAAACCAGTAGAAGATCATCCTGACTACTACAAACCAGTGCTCGGAACAAGAGCAAATCAAGCTATCGGATTCCCAATGTATGAGTTCATAACTACTCCACCAGACGGAAGAAATATGTACACATTCATAACCTGGAGTAGGGGTTTCCTAAGCCAAATGCACATAGCAATAAGTGCAAAATATGCACAAAACGATAGCTATGTATTACACAGAGCACCAATACCAAACTGTGCATTTCCTGACGGACATATGTGTTTAGGAAACCTAAATGAAAAAAAATCATATGACCCAAAAGCAGTACAAAAAATGATAAAAGATATGATGACCTCTGGATGGAATCAAGACTGGCATAAAAACCAAGTATACTTCGTAGAAAAAAACGACACACAAATGCAGATCAGATGGCATAAACCAATGACACAAATAAATGAATGCGTTCAACTAAAAAATGAAGAACTAATAACAATCGTTAACAGACTAGAAAAAGAAGAAAACAGATACCATAAAATAAAAACCATTAACCTATTCCATGACTCAGACTACCACAATGCAATCCAAGAAAACAGAAACGGTGTACAAGAAAATCAAAGAGTTGAAACAACTAATGTCGAAACGCCAACAACTACAGATGAAAATAATGTCATTCTGGAAGGAACAGAACACAATACAATCGAACCAGTTGAGACAACTGCAAATCAAAATGAAGAGACAAACACAACACCAAGAATAATAGACCTAAGAACACCACAACTATCATGAATATATTAGATGCAAGTATAACAAAAAAGGAAATAGTAAGACCAATAGAATTAGTTAATGAAATGTTACATGTTTTACTTAGTATAAGTAACATAAATAAATCATTAATAAAATTAACCAAAAAAGACTATGATGTAATTGAAGACAGCATTAGTGATATAAGAAATATAATTGATATAGTAAAAGAAGAACAAAATGCATAATATGACAATACACAATACACTAAATATCGTTGGATGTGGAGGTGTTGGTTTAAAGATAGCAAGAGAACTATCTACAAACCCGCCAAAACAATTCGAAACCGTAAGACTCTGGGATTCTGACATCATAGAAGACAGAAACCTTGAAAGACAAATATTCAATTCGTACCAAGTAGGAATGCAAAAATCAGATGCAACGGCTGAGCTGTTCTTCCCAGATGCTGAAACAGTAAATGACCTTACAGCTCAATCACTATCAGCATTAAACTACACAGATAAAAGTAATAAATGGTCTGACATATTCATTATGGCTACAGACAATGTAGAATCAAAACTTCTAATCCTAGATGCATTAGATACATTCGCATCAAATGATGCTCTTGTTTTAAGTGCAGCAAATGCTGAAGCAACTGATGGACTAGGTATTGGGTCTACTGCATGGGTATATCAAAACAAATGGAAAAAAACTAAAAAAGATCCAAGAGTTAGATTAAACCTATCAACAAAAGACAACATAGCTAACGGCAGACCATGCATTGAATCAAGCGAACCACAAACAGGAATCGCCAATAGTGGAGCTGCAATAAGATGTGTAGAGTTGTTAACGCAATATTGTTTAGCAGATGAAGATACAAAAAAACATCTAGCAGTACAACATAGTTTATTCTGGAAACAAACAACATCATGAAAAACAAAGTACTAAAAATGCCAAGATTCTATCATGACATGGTTGCTAATGGTAATGCTTCAAAACTATCATTAAACCCAAACCATTCATTTGCTAGAAAGTCCTTGTTTCTTAACTACAGATTCGACTGCAATAAAGTATTAAATAGTTTTAATGAATTACTAAAAGAACTTAAAACTCATCTAGAAAATAAAAACGATACATATAATGTAAACACTGTAGAAGTAACTAGCTCAATAATGGATAATCATAGAAAAAAATATCATGTAAAAAGAGAGACATTAAACATTGATCATTTAGTATCTAAAATTAAAAAATTACACATTAATCAAAAAGAAACAGCACAAGACTTCTACCTTGTACCAATGAAAATTAATACAACAAGATATGTTAAAATTACTGATGAAAATTATATAAATACAATAGTTAATACAGCTGTTATTGCACAAAAGGAAATAAATAAACTAGATATTACTAAAAATTATGCAAAACATCTTGAAGATTATTTCATAAACTATACAGAAAAACCACATATATTAGATTATTTATATAGCAATATATACAGTAAATTCGACGAAGAAACTAGAAATACTGTTAGTTATTATAAAAGATCAATTTCTAGCAAAAAACTAGAAATACTAGAATGGGAACCAGAAAAAAAACTATCAATAAGTCAACATAGATATGTAGAAAACCTAATGAGTTACAAACCAGAAGAACATGTACAAAGAGAATTAAATAAAAAAATATGTCATCTAGATACATGTACTGCTGTATGTAATGCAGTTAAAGAACAAGATAAAAATACACCAATGCATAAAATGACAAGCTATGTAGTTAATGGAGTAATTAAACACTACACTGAATAATAAAATGAAAACAATAATAAAAGATAATCAAGTATATGAATTAGTAGATAATGATTTATTTTCTTACTATAAAAAAGTTAAAATACCTGAAGGATCTCCATCATTAACATGGAATAAAGCAAAATTCAGTTGGAATATGTGGAATGACATTAAAAACATATGTGCATATACATATGAAAAACATAAATCAGAATGCTTAATACGACTATACTATCATTCTGGTAATGATGAATGGAGAGCGATGTTCATGCCTCAACAAATGTCTGGTATGACCGTGTCAGATACCTTAGACCCTAAAGTACTAATCAATGAAAATTGCACAAACGGCTGGGTAGAAGCAGGATCAGTCCACCATCACTGTGCAGTAGGTGCTAGTCAAAGCGGTACAGATGAAAAAGATGAACAAAAACAAATAGGTATACACATAACACTTGGTAATATCGATAAAGAACAATACGGTATTCATTCTAGATTCAAAACAAGTGAAGGTTTCAGCATTGTTAAACTAATGTCATTCTTTAACAAACCAGAATGGCTAGAAGCAGTGCCTGAAAAATACAGACCCGAACTAACATTCAATGTTGTAAGTGATATGGTGTTGAAAGCAGGAGATCCAAGTAAAGCAAGAAAAGACTGGATTAATAGAATAAAAGAAAAAGAAGTATACACTAATAAATGGAACAATAAATCCAGTAGAAACAATGGATACTATGGTTACGAAGGATATAACTACGGACAGCAAAGTGCATTCGATCTAGACACAGCTAACGAAAAGACCTGGAGACATGCAACAAAAACTAAAGAAGAAGAAATTGATGAAATATATGAAGATCTATACTTCGACTTAGCTAGTCCAGAAATGAACGAAAAAAGTGAATGTACTGTAAGTCAAACAACTGAAGACATATGCAAAATCATAAACATATCACAAAAAGAAGCCCAAAAAATAGGTGAAAAAGATTTGTGGCATACCGTTAGAGAAAAAATAGAAACACTAAAAGAAGAATATAAAAGCATATCTCTAACAGGTTTCAACAAATACATAAAAGAAAACAAAAACGAACTAGAGATCCAACTGCACACCTTAGCATACGATGATTATGAAGAACAAAATTACGCTGACAAAGTGGGAGAAGAAAACCACATCCTCGGCGTTATCTAAATACGAAAAAACAGTTGAGACAAAAACTAAAGAACCGCTAAAATCAGCAATCAAAACAAACATAAAAAATGTTCGTAATAAACTAAAAATATCTAGTTAGTCATAGATCATTTTTGACCACATCATACAGATAAACTCTGTGTGGTGTGGTTTTTTTTAATCTCTGTCGCAATACGCATAGGGCTACTATCATGCGTGATGTTTTATAAAAAACCGTACCTTTATTTTATTTTTTTCCTTAGTTTTTGTATGAGTATTAAAAATCAAACAGTACTGTTTAACGCTGACTTTGTTAAGTCAGTATTAGCAGATGACATTAACGCTGAAGATACGAATATTATTCGTTCCGCAAGTCCTATAAAGGACGCAAACGGGTACTACAGAATGGTATCGGGAATTAGGGTAGGCTTAGGAACCGAGATGGTTAAGCCATCATGGATAACGAACATGCCAAACAGGCATGGAGCTAGATTCCATTGCCTAACCAGGGGTAATATCGCTACCTTTGGGATGAGTCCGAGTACAAAAGAGAAAGGGATAAATACTGTGCAACAACACAGTGCATCCCTTGCTTTCAGAACAGGTATTGAATGCCCAAAATCCGTACCCTCAAAAGGGGATAGGGATTGGAAGGCATGGATTGCAGTAGTGCAAATCCTATTCCCGTCGGGGATTCCTGTTGATATCGTTAATAACCCTAACGATCCAAGTGAACTAAATGTCCTGTTCTCGGGGAGGAACCAACTCGATATCATAAGTCAGAAAGATGACTTAGTATTAGAAGGCCTCTCCGTAGAGGAGAAGATGAAAGCTATCTACGGTTACGAGCTCGACGCAGTAGACGAAGAAGCTGCCGAAATGGAAAAAGCATTCACCCTCGCAGGAGATGCAGACCTGACTAGTTAACCCTTAGCCAAGCACCGTCGTCCGTTAATTCGGATGGCGGTGCATTTTTTTGTAAGCCGTCGCAAGCCTAATATCATCCACTCAATGAAGTTCTCAACCATCCTGGGACAGTAGGGTATGCGCGCGCACGCGAGACGCTAGACTTCAAGTCTAGTGAAATGTTTTCATAAAGCGTTGGTTGACAACGACATTGAGTTCGCCACCGTTGCATTAGGTCAGTATTGGGTACTCAAGGTACCCCCACCTCCCCCCGATACCGCTACGACGACGACTATGATGATGATGATAATAATAAAAAAATATTACCTCCCCCCCACCTCCACCCCCTACCTAAAAAAGAAAAAACAATCGACTAGGTATCCTTTTACAAACGGTATTATGTAGGTATTTTTTAAGTTATTCTCCTGTGTATGCCATCCGTAGCAATAGACACAAAGAGTTCCTCCAAAACGAAGCGGGATATAGCCGACTTCTTAGAGAACAAAGACATAGAAAAAGCGTTGGATGTGCTTAGAACTGGCTTAAAAGCCACTAAAACAAGTCGTTACAGAGACCCTGAGAAGCCAAAAGGCATACAATATGCCAGAGTTGCTGACCATAATGTAAGGTATCACTCCGCAAAACTACTACTGGAGTATGGATTTGGTAAGCCAGCTACGAGAGCAGAGATTGAAGTGACCGATAACACTTCAAAAACAGCATCTCCGCAGGAAATTATCAAAAAAATCCAGCAATCTGCCCATAGTTTTAGAGATATTGCGGATACTTATGTCAATTCCCTGGCAAACGCAGAACTATTGGATGAGTAAAGATGAATCCCCTATCGTTAAGTTCAAAAACGAGCTTGGTTCTCTCTACAATCGGTGGTGGGAGGAGTCTGATCTTGACGAAATTGAAATGACCGAGGCAACAAGCGATGTTTTAGACGAAATTTTGGGAACAGTCATAGAATTTGAATCAGAAATAGACATAGAAGAGGAAGCAGAGTAGTCATGGCACAGAGTTATGTAGAAATATCAGATCCTTCGCTTTTACAATCGACCTTAGAGCGTGCAAGGAAGGCGGGAAAACCTTTAAAATACATCAAAGGCGATGGCGGTAAGCCTGCTGCCTTTTTGGTAGACGATAATCTTAAATCTTTTAGGAAATCTTTAGGCAAGGGCGATGCAGGTGCGATTGGCAGTAAGATTTTTATGTCTTCGAAAGACATACCTAGCCAAAAAGCTTCTGGAGGTGCTAATTTTGACAAACCATCGGTTGCTAATAAAGCTGGAGCTTTAGCTGGTAAAGCTGCCAAAGGTGCGGTTTCGGCAGCAAAGAGAGTAAAAAGTGCCGTGGAGAAGTCTGGTGTAGCAGGTAAAGTTGCAAGTGGTTTAAAGCGTGCAGGCAGTAAGTTAAAAGACCAAAATTTTAAAGACTACAGTTCTAAGTATATAAAGGGAGAGCCTAGTAAGCCTACAAAGGTTAATAGATCTTCATCTGGTCGATCCGTTCAAGTTTTTGATAAACTCAGTAAGCGTGTTGATGCCTTAGAAAAGCAGAATAAACAGCTAGTTGATGAAAGAAGGAAGAAACTCAATGTTTCAAACTACAAGGCTCAGGGGCCTTCTCAGAGAATTAAGATGCCTCCCGCCTTAGACGACATAGGCAATCGTGTAAAAACACCCCCTATGTCTGGTGTAGACTCCCAGAAGGTTCCAATGAGCAGTGCCATTAAGAACCGAGCGACTCGTGGGGTTAGTATAGATTCTCCTCAAAGCAGTTTATCCAATCAGCAGGATTCAGCTAACATGAGGTTAAAGTTTAAGACCCAGCAGATGCGCGATGCTATGGGTCATGCAAGACCTACACCGAAGTTAAGAATGTCTGGTTTAATGGGACCTCTCGGACTTGTTTCAGATTTCAACTCATTAGTTGATGAAAGTATGAGAAACCAGGGTATTATTGACTACGCTCCCGTCCCTCCCTCTGAAATCCCTACAGGCACATATAGTCCTAGATTTGAGTACCCCGAAGCCGTAGATCGCGGAGGCTCGATGGAGTACACGCCTAGGCCAGACATGATGCCAAACCCAGATTATAAGGGTAAAATGCACTACCTTTTACATGGAACAGACCCGATATACGGAAATTCAATTTGATGATCCTTATATTCAGGAGTTAGACCATCTCCTGAATAGGACAAAGACTGTAGATTATGCAGACACCCCGACATACTGGGGTATGCTAGAAGATGAGCTTAAGAAGAGGGAAGGATTTAGGCATAAGACTTATACACCAACAAAAGGCGATAGGGAAACTATCGGTTACGGTCATACTGGCGAATACGCAACTCCTGGAAACTACATAACAGAACAGCAGGGTGGTGCTATTTTAAAAAAAGATATACAGGAAAAGCATAAACAGCTTGTTTCTGAATACCCAAAGTTTCAGTCATACCCTGACGATGTAAAAGTTCCGATAATGTCCTCTAAATTTAGAGGTTCTTTCGGGGCTAAAGCCAGCCCTAACACCCTGGACTACATGAATCAGGGCAAATATGACGAGGCTAGTAAGGAGTTTTTAAACCACGATGAGTATCGTAAGGCAAAAGCAGGTCTCAGTGACCGTGCTGGCATTGTCCCGAGAATGGAAAAGACAAGCTATGCCATCAAAAGCCTTGGGACAGGTCTTCATCCAAACAAAAGGTGAAATGAAGAAAAAAACTAAAAAAACCCCGTGCTGGAAAAATTACAAAGCAGTTGGAATGAAAAACAAAGGAGGGCGGAAAGTCCCTAATTGCGTACCAAAATCTAAAGGAAGGAGTAGAAAATAATGCCAAGAAAACCAAGTAATCCGATTCGTAAGACCACGAAGGGAAAAGGGGCTAACTACAGGTCAGTTAAAGCTGGTGCTGGCATGACTAAGAAGGGTGTAGCTGCGTATCGCAAAGCTAACCCTGGGTCCAAGCTTAAGACTGCTGTTACTGGCAAGGTAAAGAAAGGCAGTAAGTCAGCTAAGCGACGCAAAGCATTTTGTGCAAGGAGCAAGAGCTGGACTGGCGAGAGGGGCAAAGCCGCTCGCCGTCGCTGGAAGTGCTAATGGAAGAGTACGATATAGAACCCTTCATGCCAGCCGTCAGCCCTGGGGCTCCAGTACCGTCACCTAAGTATGTGCCCTTTGACTACGGCAAGATGACTCCAGGCAATTATTACTCCCATGATTTGGGTTTTCGGGGGTCTAAAGTGGCTCCAGGTACTCTCGATAATGTATACAATAGCGGTTTAAATGTTAAAATACAGGGGGCGAAAAACAAATGGTTTAGGCCCACAGCTTGGAACAATTCAGTATCTCAAAGTCAGCTTGGGGGCTACGGAAATAATCAAAAGCTAATGCAGCGTATAGGTGCCGATTCAGTAGCATACAAAAACGCGGGCCGAAATGCTCGAGCAGCCGCTCATACCAAAACTACAGTTTTACCACAAGGCACTAGATCTACATCAAGTAAAAGTCCAATGGTTATCTATAAAGGACCAAAGGATATGTTCTACAAACCAGGTCCAGACTTTATTAAGAGTAATGTTAAACCTTCGACAGGAGGGTTTTCAGAATTTTCAGGTAATCTTCGCCCAAAAAGGATTCCTTCAGGTAGTATAAACCCAAAAAGAATCGTAGGGCATTTCCCCGCAGGGTCCACTGAAATGATGACCAAACCTGGAATGGTGACAGGCAAAATGCCGATGTTCAGAGGTATTGGAGGAGGTCTTATTGATATGTTCATGGAAGGTCCAGAGTTACAAAAGGCAAAAACAGACCCTCTGTATGGAGTGGGTGATGATGAGCGAGCCCAAATAGATGCCGCTTATCAATATGGTTTATGACCCAAGACAAGACACAACATCTTCAGGATCTTATTCGTATAGACCCAGAGGCTTGGTTTACTACTTTTGCCGTAATTAAAGACAAAAGGGGCAAAACAATTAGCCCTGAACCAAACATTCTACAAAAGAGGATGTTTGCTCATTATAGAAAATGCCAGCTAGAACAAAAACCTTGCAAAATGGTCATACTAAAGCCTCGTCAAAAAGGGGCAAGTACCTGTGCTCAGGCTCTCACATATCATCATATGCAAAAGCTAGAAGATCTGAGCGGAAGTCTTATGGGCGACATAAGCGGGACGAGCGACAAAGTCTTCGAAATCTATCGAAGGTACGCAGAAAACGATCAGTTTCCCTGGAACGATACAGGAACCAACCTCAAAAATGGGGGAAACCTCGCAGATGCCATAACTTTAGATTCGGGCAGTGTATACGGGAAAGAAACAGCAGGGTCAAAAAATGCAGGTAGATCAGGTACTGTCCAGGTAGGTAACATGACAGAGGTTGCATTCTGGCCTATGCAGGGTGCAAAAGACCCCGCACTTGCTTATTTGCAGAGTTTATACGATGGGGACAGCCTTTCTCTGGTTGTTGCTGACTCTACCCCCAACGGACCGACTGGATGGTTTTACAGAACTTGGGTGCAAGACAATGAGTGGGCAAAGATTTTTGCAGCATGGTTTGAATTTGAGGATTCATCGACACCTTTTGAAAACGAGTCGATGAAACAGGATTTTATCGACACGATGACCGAGGATGAGAAGTCCGAAAAGGAGCGTTTCGGGGTAAATTATGAACAACTCCACTGGAGAAGGCGTGTTCTTCAGGACAAATGTAATGGTGATATCAGCAAATTCCGTCAGGAATACCCGAGTGATCCTGATGAGTGTTTCTTAATGTCCTCCCGCCCACGCTTTCACACAGATATTGTGAAAGATATGTTAAAATCTTCAGAAAAACAGGATTATCAGCTAGGGACAGTAACTTTTCAAGATGAAGCCAGAAAGAATGCAGCTTTCGTAAAAGACCGTGCAGGTCTATGGAAGGTCTACGAAGAGCCAGAATACGACTCAAAATACCTCATTTCCATTGACACCTGCACTGGAGAAGACCAACAACAGCAAGGATTAGCTGCGGATCCCGATTTTCACTCTGCTCAGGTGTGGAAAGCTCCTTACGAGGACTGGCATGGTGACTGGCATGTTGCTAAACTAGTAGCTGTCCACCACAGCCGAATAGACATTGGCGTATTAGCTGAAGAGATAGCAGCTATGGCATCTTGGTATGGTGGTGCTTTTACAATCCCCGAGGTCAATAATAGCGGATTAGCTCTTGTTAAGTACCTTTTAGACCTTGGAGTGTCTGTATATCGGAGAAGAAAGACAATAGATTCTATGGGATTGGTTGAAAAAAGCTTCGGCTGGCAGACTGACAGGCTCACAAGAAAGACAGTTATCGATCACCTAGCTTCTGAAATTATGGAGCGTAATATCGACATACCTGATGCAGGCGTTATGCAGGAGCTAAAGACCTTCGTTGTTAACGATAAAGGTAAGCCCGAAGCATCCCCAGGGCACCACGATGATCATGTATTAGCCTGTGCAATAGCTGTATACAACATGGAGAGTGCAACCTCTTACAAAATACCAAAAAAGAAAGCTATTACCAACCGAATGCTACATAAGAATCCTACTTTGATGTGCCCTGACGGATTCATGCGTGTTCCTCTTGGAGAGATGATGAGAAGGAAGAGACGGCGGAATGCAATCGGTTGATGTAAAATATACCAATAACTTAGTATACATTTGATGAAGACCGACAGCCAGTATGCCTTAGATCCAATAAATAAATTTTTTGATATTGAGGATGACGATGGTATTTTCGAAAGGGGTGGGAAATTGCTCGGAGGTGCTACTTTCGGTGCTGGGGCCAATGCAGTAGGTATGGCCAACGATTTCATCCGAGGCGACATAATGGGTGACCCCTACTACACAAGAGATTGGGACACAGATGACTTAATTGATGGTTTATCTTTAGTTCCCGCAATGAAATTCGCAAAAGGCTTAAAAGGTGCAAAACCAAGCATATTACCTAAACCTGATCCTAAAGCAGGCTTCGTTAGAAGGCTGGGGCAGGGCATCCCCGCAGCGGGAGCTGTTACTGGCGGAGCTGGTGCCATAAACCAGATGCGTAACGCACCTCCACCAGCCCAAACTCCAGCTCCAGCCCAAACTCCAGCTCCAGCCCAAAACAATAGAGGTTTTGATAACGCTGAAGTGGTAGATCAAAAGAAACCTCTTGCTGGTACTATTGCAGGAGAAGACTCCGACATCACAAAAGCTATGGCGAGGACTGCTGCCTTAGAGCAGCTTAAAAGGAACAGTCCAGGTAATGTTTTATCTAATAGCGATGCGTTAGCACTTAGTGACTCACGAAGAGAGGTTTACGAAAGCCAGCGTTTAGCTAACAACCGAGATCGAGAGGACAGAATACAAAAACGACTAGCTCTTTCGAGTGCGGAGGCCGAGAAGGTTCCAGATGGCGGTCTTGCATTCTGGGATGCACATAATGGGCAAGCAAGAAACCGTTACACGGTGGATATGTTTAACAACAACACGGCAAAGCCTTTTAAGAGCATGGATGAGGCGAGAAACTTTGCTAAGTTAAACGGCATGAACGACAATTCGTTGTCTCAAGCAAGGATAAAGCAGCTTGCTAAAAAATTTAACCTACCCGAAGCCACCTGGGATAGGTCAGTAGCTAAAGACCTAGTAGACCACGGAATGACCGCTGAAGATGCTATGCGTGAGCGTGGTGTAAACCCCGTAACTGGTGAGCTAAGACCTGACGAACAGGCTCGTTTTGATGAAGCTGAACTTAGAAAATATAATGATTTTAATAACGGAGGTCTTGAAAAGCTGTACAAAAAAAGAAAGGACGATCAGCTTCGCAGGGAGGGTGGCTGGCATTTCGATACCCCCGATCAATTACTAGCTCGAAGGTTAAAAAACTACGCAGGTTAGAGATATGTCAGGATTAGACGATCCTCTATTCAAAGACCCTTTTGATGACTCTAAAAGGACTCCTTCAAAAGACCCTTTTTTTGATGGTATTGAAATAGACAACACATCTCCTCGTGTAAGGAGGTCTCCAAACCAATCGATGTATGTCCCACAGCAACCTGCACAGGCATACGAATCTCAGCCTCAAGAGGTAGATTCTAATATAGATAGTGATGGATTTTACGACCCTGTAGAAGGTCCTGGATACGACCCAGATTCTGTACCGCTCTACAGAAGGTTTGAGAATTTCAAGCAAGCTAAGAAAAAAATAGATACGCTTAAAAGCGATGCTGACAACAGGTATCGGCTTAGCGAAATGGAGCTAGATAAGTTTTACTCTGATGCAGTAGTTCCCGCATATTCTAGTTATATTGGGTCGGAAGAAATACCTGATTTTAAAAATGATGACAGATCTCAGTACTTGCAGGAGATGTCATTCCAGATGGATTCCGCAAGCAAGCGTCTTGCTGAAGGTGAGTCCTTTTTTACTTTAGGTAAAGACGAAGATTACGAAAAAGCTAAACAGTTCGCTAGCCCTGAAAAACTAAACAGCTTAGCTAACTTAAAAAAACAAGAAGCTCGTTTAATTGAGCAGAAAGATCTTTATAAAAAAAGAAGCTTAGATCGAGAGATCGAACATCGTCAGTTTAGAGATTTTGAGGCGAGCATCCCTGGCATCATAAAGACACAAGCACCTGTCTGGCTAAAACAGGCAAAAGCTCAGGCAGCAAAAAACAAAGCCAAGTTTGCAGATTACGATCCTTATATAGGGGATGTTCGCGGACAGGGTGTTCCTAAAAGATCTGGCAAGAAGTACAATCAGTGGAAGGCGGAGTATGATGCTGCACAAAATCTTTTAGACTCAAAACTAGGAGACATAGATCCTACTGCTAAGTATGTTCTTTCTAGTTTAAATCACAAAGCTCGGGCAGAATTAAGAGAAACCCTTAAGGGTCTTATGGCAGACCGAGAGGAGTCCCGCGACTTCAAGGATATGGGAGGCTTCTTCTCTAGTAAAGGAATGGCTGGAGGTCATCCTGTAGGTATGACTGAGAAAGAGCGTTTCGTATTAGATTTAGATCTTTTAAGAAAAGCTGGTATATCTCAGTACAAGGGTCGTCCTATAAATGAGGTAATTGAAGAAGAAGGCGGTGAGGACAAGATAACATCTCTTTCTGTAGTCTCTTCTGTATTAAAAGCTCACGCTCTTTATACAGAGTTAGGGGTCGAGGCATGGAGCAATTGGGGTAAGCCAGGGAATGAGAAAAGGATGCAAGCCAAAGACATGGCTTTCTCTGCTTGGCAGGAGGCGTTGGGTCGTGCCGAGTCCGCTGATTTAGGTAATGAATTAGTGAAAAGAAAGTCATCCCAGCACTGGCTCGGAGATCTTTATAGAATAGGTCAGGCATTATACAAAGGTTCTATTCGAGGGTACGACAGGGAGCAGGGAACTCCTAGGAATCTTATTCGCATATTAGCGGGTGATGGCGGTATTGACGACTCAGCAATATCTAAGATTGTAGAAGCAGCTAAAGCAGAGCTGGACAACCCCAGGCAGAAAGACACAGAAAACTATTTAAAGCTCCTAGAGAACCAGTCTAAAGACCCTATAGAAGCTTTCAAAAAGCTGTTCGGTGATGATTACGAAGGCAGTGCCTCTGTCGTAATGTCTGAGATATTTGCAGAGTCGATGGGTAGTCTACTTCCTGCTTTCTTAAAGAATTTAATGGACGCAGGTCCTTACATGATCGGGGCTTCCTTGATTGAGGCTTTAGTTACTAAAAAACCAAACAAGACACTAGGTAAAGTATTCGGGAGAAATTTCAGATTAGGTGCTTCTGGTAGTTTCGGTTTAGCCTCTTTTCAAGTTTCTTACATCGGCAAAGTTCTCGAAGATCTTGGAAGTCTAGGCGTTGACATCAACAACCCTGAGCATTTCGCAGCAGCTTGGTCTAACGAGGAGATCTCAGGGAAGATGCGTAAGAAAGCAGTCTATTATGCTGGGGGTGTTGCATTCTGGGACACAGTATCTGGTTTGTTCGCTGGTCGCATTTCTAAAGCCTTAAGTAAACC